AGGATTGACAACAGTAAACATATCGTTAGAATACTTTGGTGCTACTTCAGATAACTTCTCAATCACTTCACGTTTAATCAACATAAAGCCCGTGCCACCTTTACCAATCTCAATTGGTTCATTGATCTTGCCTGTTGCGTCTTTACTATCAATTGTATTGACTACGAATGAGCCAGTATATTCATGAAGCTTTTCTGCTGGCACACCGCGCAATACCGCAGCATGAACATCATGCCAGTTAATTTCTTTCTTTGGATAGATGCCACAGATTACATCTACATCAGCTCGCAACATCTCCACGATGTCATATGGTTGCCAGCTAATATCAGCATCAATAAACATCATGTGGGTTGCATCAGTTTGCAAGAAATCATGTGCAAAGCGGTTACGGGCACGGGTAATCAAACTCTCATTTAACATCAAAGAGAATGTCATACCAATGCCGTTTTGATTTAAGACCGATGGGGTTGTGGTTAGGTTCAGTGCATAAGTTCCAGTACACATACCACCATACATTGGTGTTGCTATGAAGATTTTCGGTTTTTGGTCCATGGGTAATTTCCTTTGTAATGTTCTAAAGTTGCTTGGTTGCCTTGTAAATGCATTGCTTCGTGATGCGGTCTGACTCGATAGTTGATGGTATGTTCGCCGTTGCAATCAAACTCTGGTAACAATTTTACCATCTCACCATAAAACAATCTATCCATATAAAAGTGTGAACCAAAGAAATGATACGAATGACGCATCAAATATTTGCGTTTAAAGCAATAGCAATTGGTATCTACAAAATGATGGTTAGGAGAGAAGATGGATGGCCAGATGCCTAAACTCTCGCAGTTGTCTGGAATAACAAACTTACCAGTCTGACTAACGATGTTGCGTAGACTGTAAGCCCATTGCAAATCACGCTCTTGGATAAAGTTCACCAGCTTTTCAACATGATCTGGCTCAAACCAGTTGTCTTCATCCAAAAACAAAATGTAATCTGCATCAGTCAACATAGGGAACGCTGCATAGATGCGGTGTCCATTGTAGCCATCGTGCCCAGTATTCTCGGACAGATGGATTACTTTGGTGTTTTTATTGAGGACAAACTCATTGTCGCATCGACCATCTACCACTACTAAATGCTCGACATCAATAGTTTGATCCGTTACGCTATTGATAGCTTGTTGCACATGCTTTGTGCCAATTGTTGGTGTAATTACTTGGATGCGCATGATACCTCCTCAATTCGTTTTCCAATCCAGCGCATAACTGGTACTGCCATACTGTTACCCATCGCTTTGTAGCGTGGCCCATCGGGACACTTTGGTTTGATGTTGGTGTAGTCATCTGGAAAGCCTTGCAAACGCTCGCACTCAACGGGTGTCAATCTGCGTACTGCCATCTGTTGCATTAGCTTGGGACCACTGGTATTTGTACCACCACAAGCTTGGGTTAAGGTTGCAGTTACATTGCCATCGATTGCTTGGTTATATACATCGACTGCGTATGCGGTTGCGGTTTGATTGTCGCCCATGTTGGCACGAAGCGTAGGTGTACCATCCTCAACAAACCGAGCTGGGCTACCTTCACGCTTGGCAATTCCAGGTTCAAAACCATAAGCCACACCATGCACACCAGTAGCGTTCAAAGTGTACATCGGACCATCTTCAGTAAATCCATCTCCGTTACCACCATTCTCGGGTTTACGGCCGATAGTATTTTCAGCTAGGGCAATTGGCACATTACCACCACCAGTACCCCAGCGTGCCAGTACAGTCGTGCAAGTATCGCCCATCTCCTTGACTCGTGAATCAGTAGGATGGTTCTCGTACACTTGAGTACGGCTGACAATATGGTAATCACCAGTAAATGCCTCTTGATTACCTAACCATTGTTTATCAGCAGCAGAAGCTTGCAATGTACCAAAAACATTTTTGCCCGAACCAGTTGTAACTAAAGTTTCTGATCCGCCTCCAAGGTCTCCTCCAGAAGCTCGGATTGTCCCGACTCCTTCACCGTAGCCTCCAAAGCTTGAAGAAGTAAAGGCGGGAGAGTTTTGTTTCTTACCTTTGCTCTTCGGATTATTCCGGCGCAAGCTTTCGGACTCAAAAAGAACCTTTGCGGGACTGACCCAGTCTCCAAGACATCCAACAACGAAGACTCTTCTGCGTCTTTGTGGTACTCCAAAGTATTGAGCATCAAGCACCCGATAGCTGAACCCATACCCGAGTTCGACCAACGCCCCGAGGAAGGAACCAAAATCCCGTCCTCGGTTTGAACTGAGGACACCTGGCACGTTTTCCCATACGCACCACTTGGGTCTAAACTTGTCAAGAATTCCAACATAGGTAAGCATGAGATTGCCTCTGGGGTCTTCAAGCCCTTTACGCAATCCAGCGACACTGAAAGATTGGCAAGGGGTTCCTCCAACGAGAAGGTCAATTGATCCATTTAAATTCCACTCCTTATATTTAGTCATATCCCCAAGATTGGGTACATTTGGATAATGGTATGCCAGTACTTCACTCGGGAATTTCTCAATATCCGAGAATGCGACTGGCGACCAGCCAAGGCCATGCCATGCTACTGTGGCAGCCTCGACTCCGCTACAAACCGATAAGTATTTCATTGTTCTCCCTTAAAAAACACATCCAAACCTTCTACTTCATTAGGATCTTCCCAGTTGTCCGAATCACCATAATCGCCTCTCGTTGCACGAAGACGCTCATCGTGTCGGTATCTTGGTTCGATTGCCCACCATGCACTACTTGCCTCTCTGTATTCCACCCAGTCATCATTGACTACAAACAATGGATGGTTCAAATCTGTAATATGAATGCTATCTAAAAAATCTCGGTGCGGTATGTATTTACTTCTAAAATTGCCATCAGTTTTTACCAGTTTAACTCTGTCTCTTGCGCGAATAAATCTTTTGTACGCTTTGATCTGTTCTTCAGTCATCTTGCCCTTCTTGTTCTAAATGTTCGGAATTAAATATTTCTAAGCTTACTGGCTCTTTACTGATGATGGAATTAATGTACGCAATACGCTTGATGTCGACCCCCAGTTTATTGGCTAACTCACCCTCGCTCGGATCACGGCCCAGTTCTTGGGATAGCATACGCTCGGTATATTTTACCCGCCTAATCTCTTCTGTAATATTTACTGGTAAACGGATTAAGTTCTTGGTATTGGCAACACCCCGATTGACATCGTAGTGTATGAATTTTTTGGCATAAGAGGCAAACCGGATTTTGCCCATCGGTTTCCAGGCTCGGGCTGCGTTGATCAATGCCTCATTCCCAAAAGACAATAAGTCTTCCATCGGCATATTGGAATGCGCCCAATTGGGCATCTTTTTAATTACGGATACTACAAATCGTAAGTTATGGGTTACCAGTTTCTCCAAGGCACGCTCATCACCTTGGGCAATTTTATCGGCAAGCTCTGCCTCTTGTTCTCTGGTTAATGTGGGAATTCCATAAAGTGATTGTAGATAATCAGTTAACGCATTCTTGCGGTTTTTCAAAATGGGCTATCTCCAAACTGCTCTACCAGCCCATTAAATATTTGGGAAGGTGTGGGGTTTTTTATTTTTGGCAATACAGTCAAGGTGCATCCCGATTGAATGTAAGGTTCACACTCAACTCGGGACGCAAATTTCCGTATCAGTATACCACAATCATACACTAAGTAACGCAACATATCAAATAATATTCTTGATCAATACAAAATCTTTTTTAGGTAAAAAACGCACAATACTATCAGTCGGTTCAAAGTAAATTAGATCCTTACCAAACCAATAACACGCTAGGGTTTTATTCCCCTTGGCATCCGTAGTATATGCCTCGGGCAAACTCTTATCAAACTTACATGGTTGATCAGTTAGGACAGTTACACCACCGATATGGTTCGGTGCTTGAGCATAATCGGTAGCATAAGCTGGTACGGCCGTGGTTAGGCTGAACGCAACAATAAGGGTAGATAGTCGCATTAGTAATCTCTTTCCACGCAATGGGTCGCACACTCAAACCAATACTGCTCGACCTTATCACGCAATTCTATGGGTGCGGTTTTGGGGTCGATGTCTTGCAATTCTTCCTCCATGCCCATCTGAGAGATTGCCTCTGCCCAGTTACCTTGTTCAAAAGGGTAAAACTCCTCGCCCTCTTTCATTACTTCTTCGACCTTCCAAGCAATGTACTCAGAACGCTCTTCTTGATCATCATACATATCTTGAATGCCAGACTCTAACCATCCATCGTATCCGTTACCCATGATTACACCTTTCTAATATGAAAATACTCAATGTTGTCACAAACTTCTTCCCAGTTATCTGCTAGATCTTGCTGATTGTAATCTTCCCATTCGCTGGAGCGATCCCGATTGACTTCTTCGAGGATTTGTTTGGCATCCCAAATATGGGCAACACCACTATTCAAATCCGTCACAATAAACTTCATTGGCGGGTTGATCAGCTTGTCAATAAACTCTTCAACGAATTGCTCTTCCCAGTTAATCATACATCACCTCTTCATCAAAAATTAATTCGGCATTTACTTGCCACTCATCACTATTCCAAATCTTGAGCCAGTTCTCTTCACCAACTTCTTGCATGGCTTTCTTTTCTAGAGCGTGAAATATCCTATCATACGCATTGGTATGTAACGGATCAAGAACCGCTACCAGTTCTTTTAATGACAGTTTGACAGTTTTCATACTTCCTCCTCTTCCTTGTCCAACAAAATTACATGGGAGTTATCGTAAACCACTTCCCCCAAAAATGTATCGGGCATCAGATAAGAGTCATAATTATTGGCGATCATGTAATCGTCTGCCTCTTCTTCGGTCATGCGTGGTTCCACATGGTCAATACTATGAATGATTACCATCGGGGTAGCATCACCCCCGACAACAAACTGACCATGAGTCATGCGACCAAACCAAACTGCACTCTTTTTCATTGCTCTTCTCCCAAGTGAATTGTTAATGTTACTGGTACACCATCTACATCATTCTCGATTAACCATAACACCATCGAGTCTACATCATCAAATCGAATGCTATGAGCCAAGCTTTTGGGTAACCGGAATTCCGACCCGCAAACCAGGCAAGTGCTGCCCTCGTGTGGAGTACGCATCTCACATGGAATGCAGTCTCTAAAACTGTCTGCTTTGAGTCTACCATCCTCG